ACTCGCTTGCCTTTGTACTTCACGATCACGGCACCTAGCATCCCATGGTACTTACCTTCCCCCTGCACCAGGGACTCCACTTTGAGGTCGACATCGTTGACGGCCTTCAGCTTAAGCCAATCGGTGTGCCGCTTAAACCGATACACTCCATGGAGGTTCTTGACGATAGCCCCCTCGTACCCGATGTCCCGGAAGAAGTTGTAATGCTTCACCACTTCGTCGTCCCCGCCAGAGATACGATGGCTAGGGACCAGCTGAAGGTATTGATGCTGCTTATTATTGAAAGCATTCTCCAGATCATACCGACGAAGATAGTATGGCTTTACGGGATTGCGCCACTCATCCAGAGTAAGCATGTCAAAGATGTGGTACAGAGTGGAGTCGTTCTGGTCATCTTTGCGTCGCACAGCCGAGGAGGTGGAATTGAAATTTCCGGATACCAGCTCCCCATCGAATACACAATTCCCAATACGGGAAGCCAGCTGCTTCAATGGGTCTTTCAGATGGTCGGAGGAGGTAAATTCCTTGCCATTGCGGGATAGCAGAGTGACTCCACCATTCTCCACGATGGCAATACATCTAAGCCCATCGTATTTTGGCTCAATAGCGTATTCCAGCCGGGGCTTCAGTCCAGAATACTTATCTGCTCGCATAACATTAAACTGACGAATAAGCCCAGGGTAGGCCCTTAGCACCAGCTTGGGACCCACTCCGCAACGAAGGTCTTTCTTCAGAATGCGGGTGACGATTTCCCGATCCTCTTCATCTAGGGTGGCCTCACCCAGAGTGATTCGGGCGGCTCCCCCAGTTAGCTCTCTTCGGGCCAGCCGCTCCAGCACTTTGAAGATGTCAGCATTTCCCTTGGACTCCCCTTCCACTGAGGTGATCCCATATGTCAAAAATGGGTCAGTGGCCATACGGAGTACGGTTTTCAGCTCTTCCTGGTAGGGATAGCTCAGCAGCATCCGGACCTTTTCCTCGGGGGAGTTGATTTTGGAAATTTCATTGAATAGCTTAAGCATTTGTTGGACTCCAAGTTTTGCCAGCACCCCAGGTGCCGATTTCGATATCTGCTACGATGGGAACGCCCAGATCAATGTTGAATTTCTCCAGCCAGCTGGGCCGTTCCATACAATTTTTAATCAAAGGGAGCATCTCGTCCAGATACTCATTCTTTACCCACATCAAGATAGAGTCATGTACCTCACCCTTAATCCGGATTTTCTCCCCGTTGCAGGGTTTTTGAAGCTTATAGAATATGTCCAGCATGCCCATCACTTTCAAATCCCCAATCATACCCTGGACGGGGGAGTTGATGGCGAGTCGCTCACATTCGGCGGACATCTGACGGTCGGGGGACCAGATACCAGGAAGTCGACGCTTACGACCCGACAAGCTCCGAACAAAACCATCGATCTTTACCAGTGATTTCTGTCGGTCATGCCAGTGAGGTAGGGCTGAGTAGGTGGTAAAAAAGCTTTCACGGATATGCTGGGCCTCCTCTTTAGTGACCTCCCAACCATACTGGACTTTGGCGTACTCGGTGAATTTAGTGGCACCCATGGAATACAGGAACCCGAAGTTCACAGCTTTAGCCTGCTTCCGGATTTCTTTCCACCGCTTATCCAGCTCGATGGCTTTATCGTGCCCCATCTCTTCCATCCAGGTAACAATCTGTCCCCCTGGAGCCTCGGGGTTTTTACCCCACTTAGCCACGGTTTCCCGGGCCATTTTCATCAGCCATCCATCACCCTGCAGTCGAAGGTTGGACATGGAGGTTTTCCAGTGGACATCGATCCCTTCCCGATAGCATCTGAGCAGCTCGGCATCCTGGGCCATCGTAGCGGCAATTCGTAGCTCGGCCTGTGAAAGGTCGGCCTGAATGAAAGTCCAACCCCCTGGGGCCTCAATGAGGTTCCGAATGGTTCCATCCCGAGGGACTTGGTGGAGCCGGGAAGAAAAGCGTCCCGTGACAGTACCATGCAGCTTGGTTCCCAGATATAGGTATGGGCCGACCATATATTCTTCCCACCCATCCACATAAGTGGATAGCATCTTTTGATAGCTACGGTAATCCATAAGCAGCTTTACCACGGGGTGATCACCCAGGTTGGCCAGGGCCTGCTCCCCAGAGGAGGGGGCTCCCTTTTCGGTGAACACCGTCGGTACCAGCCCCAGAGTGCCATACAGGGCCTTACCCACCTGGGCTGAGCTGTTCCAGTTGATTTCGTGCCCCAGAAGCTTGTTTAGTTTCCCCAGGGTTTCGGTTAGCTTTTCTTCCAGCTCCCGCTTTACCTTAGCCCGACGCTCAAGATTGACATAATGGCCCTCTCGCTCAATAACCTCATACATACGGGAGGCTGGCATGGTCAGGTGCTGATAGATGTTGCGGGTTTCAGCATCCGACATCATCATTCGACGGAACAGCTTTACAAGCTTATAGGTCCGGAAGCAGTCGCGACCACAGTACGTGAACAGCTTGGAAGCCTCCACATTACCCTTTTTCTCGGATGTGGTAAGGTCATAGTCGGGGGCGTTCAGGAATAGCCGGGAATTCTCTTTAAGGCCGTGTGGGGCATTCTCATCCAGGTTGTAGTGAAGCAGCATGGTGTCATCCTTATTGAAGAACTCGACCCGCATTTTGCTCCATAGCCAAAGAGAGTCGAACTTCCAGTTCTGGTTGACCACCGGGATATTCTGACTCATCATCCAATGGAGTAGCTTACGCTGGGCCTCCATGGGGAGAGTGGTGGCTTTACGGATGGGCAGGACCCACACCTCGTTGTCACCACCCGACTTGGGAAGGTAGAACCCCGCGCAGTTGATGTAAGACTCGGGGTTGTACCAATCCAGTCCGGAGGTTTCAAGGTCACAGACGAATTCATCCTCACCCCGGAATTTTTCCATGAACTCATCCAGGTTTGACCGGTCGATGACCCGTACTCGTGGCTCTACCCATTCGGTCTCCACTTTCCCCTTCACCAGATCACCAAAACGCTTCATTACCCGCTTGAATTCCGGCTCCTTGCTGGGGTCACGAAGCACATAAGCCGGGGAGTAGCAAGGCATGTAGACCACACCATCCTTTTCGATCAGCTTACCCACTGCTTCACCCAGAGAGGCCGTCTTGCAGATGTGCTTAACCGCTGTGGCCCCCAGGACTAGCACATACCTGGGCTTTTGCTCCCGAATCTCCTCCTGAAGATACACCGAACAGGCTTTGCACTCAGATGACTCCACCTTTTTCTTATCTGGGGGAGTGCATTTCACGATTCCAGTGTAGTAGAATTCGGTGATATCCACTGACTCCAGGGCGCTTTTCAGCATCTTCCCTGGGAGCCCATTCATCCACTCCCCCTTAGCGGAGTTCATAGCCGAGGGGGCATCCCCGACAACCATCACTCCAGAAGAGGAAGAGCCCTGTCCCCATAAGCAAACCGTTGAAGAAGATTTAGCAAGTGAGCATAGTTGACATTGATCATTTCGCATGGTATAGCTGCCTTTTCAAGTAATTCCAACCCCGAACTGTCCCGGTAGGGTTCAATATAGTACACTCTGGAAATCCCCGCGGAAACAATCATACCCGCGCAGGTTTTGCAGGGGCTAAGCGTGCAATACAGAGTAGCACCTTCAGTGGAGATTCCATGTCTGGCCGAGTAGGCTATGGCATTGGCTTCGGCATGAATGGTCTTTCCACAGCCAGTGGACTTATGCTCATCCATACAGGCTTGGCTGCAGTGAGGGAACCCCGATGGCGGTCCAGCATACCCCGTGGAGATGACTCGACCGTCCCGCTCGATGATAGCTCCAACCGCACGACGACCGCAGGTGGATCGTAGCGATGCGATTAGAGCATTCAGGGCCATTTGCTCATGTCGCTCAATTCTCATGGGAAAATCTCCTAAGGTGTACGGCAATCATGGTGTCCCGTACTGACCCCATTACTTTATCATAAGGAACCCGAATGATCCGATCCTCCAACAACCTCAGAGATCTGTACATTGACTCAATGTCTGAATGCTCCAGCATTACTCCATTAAGAAGCTTTTTGCGAAGCTTATCCAGATGACTATAGTTGAAATCTGGTAGAAACTTCTGACAGGATTCTATGATCCCTTCAATGCATAGGTCCACTCGGGAGTACACTCCCTTGGTGGCTATGAATGTGATGGGATACCCATTCACAGAATCCACATCCCCTTGAATGGCAGCCTTTCCGAAATCGGTCAGTGGCTGAAACCATCGCTTCGCCTCTTTGCGGGTTAGGTTTCTCATATTATGATGTTCAGTTTTTTGCAGATGAATTCCAGCTGGTTGATCTGATTTCCGCAGTCATCCAAAGCATCATGCTTGGTACCCATAAACTTGGGACGGTCGGGGTGATCCTCCGGAACCAGGGAATTCATAGTCCTGAAACAGCGTTCATGGGTGTGCTTCCAGGGGCGTCCCAGACCAGCTAGCCGATAAGCGGTGTCCAAAATGGACAGGTCAAAACTAGCCCCCTTACTCCATACGCAAGTGTCTTTGGGTAGCCAGAGCTTGAACCGCTTCAAAGCCTCGGTTAGTGGTGACCTCTGCTTCTGAAGCACCACTTTCTGCTTGGCTTCCTCTGATTGGTTCATCCACCACATAATGGTGTCCATATCAAAGGACATTCCAAGGGCTTGGCAGGATTCCGGGGAAATGACTTCATTGAACGTATTGCATACATAGAAGTCATGGTTGAACTGGACCGCCGCTATTTGAATGATGCAGCTGTCTTTGGCTACCCCGAAGGTTTCAAGATCTATCATGCAATGCAGTGACATTATCTCCGCTTTCTACACAGATTGAACAAACAAACTTACCGTTAATCTTCTTTGATCCCTGGAGCTTACGATACTCATTGCACTTAGTGCAACGTTTTCTGACCAGGGTGATTCCTGACAGGGACTCCTTCTTGTCCTTGCCCCACTGTGATGATGGTCTCATAATTTATGGAACTGCCCTCTAAAGCAGTGGAAACTGGTGATGTGAGTGGTAAGCGTACCCATTCCAACATCCCCCCAATATTCGGGGTTCAGCTCACGAAGCTTCTGTAGAACCCAGATCATCAAGCGAACTGTCAGGTACGTATCATTTCGCCAGTGGTTGGTTACGTCGCAGGACCGGAGATAATATACACAGTGTAGCTGATCATTTCTCACTATGAAATGGTACCCGATGGTGCAGGGCGCTCGATCTCGATGAACCGTGCCAGTATCTTCAGGAAACCAGATGGGCAGGAAAGCCTGCCGAGTGAGGGGCTCCCGATGAATAAGATCCACCACATCCTGGGTGTCCCCATACTCATAGAGGATACCCCGATGAGGGGATAGCCCCTCCAGCCATTCGGGTTGTGGCTCAGTGGACGCTGGGACTTTGCGGGCATACTTAGGCCACATCCGCTCCATGTAGTTGTGATTGAAACGTCCGTCAGGTCCCCGGGACTTATCCGCTCCAGTGGCGATTCTCCACTTAGACCATTGAGTACCGGGATTCAGAGGGAATCCGCAGACACGCTCTTCAAAATGATCATCCGCCCAGGGGGAGTCCGGAAGGATGTCCAGTCGATAGCCATTCAGATCCTCATCCGGAAGCCATACCGAATAGCTAAAATTCAACAGCTCCAGAGTTTCCATGTCGGGCTTGTCGGCCACGTCCATACCCTGCCACCGAGCGGGCTTTACCAGCTTAGCTTCCTTACGGAACTTCCACGCTATCACCTCATAGGCGTCGGTGAAAGTACTATACGTGGTCGTCATCTTCTTTGTTCCAGGTTTGATCCATCACAAGTCCTTCTCGTCCGGACTATCCCCCGATCCGGGATTAAAACTGGCCCCATTACTTATGCAGTATTGAGCTAAAGTTTTGCAATCTAGCTCTTTTTGGGCCATTTCCCACATCTTGACCCTGTGCTTATAGGAATAACGGTTGAGTGGTTCATAGAACTTGGCCGTGGCATTGAGGAATGTCCGGAAGTACTTCGGGTCATGTTCCTTCAGATGCTCATAGAACTGAATGGGGTCAGTGTGCTGAAACAGGATGGGAGCAAACAGTGCCGTAAGGAAGCAATTGGCAAAGTACATCCGGTAGACACGGGGCTTATGAGCCAGCCCCAACTTATCCAGGATGATCGGGAGCAAAACATAATCTGCCGTGTGCTTCTGGATCAGCTCAGTGCTGCGATAGATCACATCCACCTCGGTCCATTTCGGAGTTTGAGTGATGATGATAGACCGGATACAGTGGCCCTGAGACCGGGAGTCCTTCTTCTCGCCCAGGGTGTTAAGAGCTACCGAGGTATGAGGGGATGAGCGACGAGCCATTAGCTTAGTCCGGGCAGCGTCCACTTCGGCCTGATTGAAGTAGTTTCGCATCAGCTGAGCCACTTTACCGCCACGATAGCCCAGTTGCTCAAGATCAACCTGAGGAAGTTCGGTGATTTCATGAGTAACCCCCTGAACTACTTTACGGACCCCCGTGTAGATCCCCGGGAGAGTTGCTACCTTATAACATAGATCAACCAGCATTGATGTTCCTTTTCAGTTTCCAGATCAGTGACACATTACATTTTACCTTAACTTTCCCCACAGGCGTTACTTCTCCATCTTCCTCCAGACTTTTAATCCTTTTCCATACCGTTGAAATAGCCAGTCCCGAAGCCTCAGCTATCTCCCTCCGGGTTTTTGGTCCAGACTCCAGCGCCGCCAATATTTTCTGGTCGGACTCCTTCTCGGACCGAAAACGCCCGTCCCCGGGCTTCCCCGTTTTGCGGGGTGGACTACAGGAGAGCAGCATTGATATCAGCATCCCCGACATATTCACTCCTTAACAACGCGGTAGGCCCGGTATAGGAAATGCCGGCCTGCCGGTTTGATCTTGCTCATTTGTAATTTCTCCAGCAGACGGTGCTCACCTTTCCGGCTCGTACCTGGTTATTGATTATTTTGGACTGTTTCACACATTCGGTGATGTCCGGCATTTCATACTTCTGAGCGTCAATTATACCACTAAAGCTCATATAGGTGACAATGAGAAA